ATTCGTGAGAAGGTATTCCTAGGAGGCGTTAGCGGCTCTGGTTGGTACTACCTCAACTGCCCGCTTTGCGGGGACTCGCGGCTGCGTGGTGGCTTCAAGTTTGACGGTGACAACACAGGCTACTCCTGCTGGAACTGCAGTGCAAAGTTCAAGTACGAGGAGGGCTCAGGCAAGCTCTCGAAGAACGCGAAGGAGATCCTTGAGGCGTGTGGAGTTTCTCGTGAGGACCTGCAGGAGCTGACGTCACCTATCTTCTTGAAGAAGGCCGAGGAACCGACGATCACGATCGACAACCTGACGAAGGTCAAGACTCACACGCCTGAGGTTGCCTTTCCAGACCGTAGTCACCCGCTCCTGTCTTCAGTTCAAGAGGACATGCAGGCACCGATCCTTGAGTACCTTCTTGCACGTCAGATTGACCCACTCAAGACGACGTTCTACTTCAGCCTCGACCCGAAGTTCCTACGTCGAGTCATCATCCCCTACTGGCGTGATGGCAAGCTCATCTACTGGCAGGCCCGCACGATCGATGAGGGCGTGAAGCCGCGCTACAGGAACTGCGAGATTGCGAAGGACGCAGTCATCTACGGCTACGACAAGCTGTTCACGCACGAGAACTCTCCGCTGTTCGTGACCGAAGGCGTCTTCAACGCGATCATGGTCGATGGCATCTCCGTGATGGGTGCCACGCTGAACGCCTCGAAGATCGAGCTACTGAAGAAGACGAAGCGTCGCCTCATCTTCGTTCGTGACCGTGACTCTCAAGGTGACGTCCTCTCGAAGCAGGCACTTGAGAACGGCTGGGAAATCACCACCGTGGACAAGCGAGTGAATGACATCAATGAATCTGTGACCACATTTGGGTTGCCCTACACCGCGTACAGTCTCATATCCAACGCGCAGCGACCCTCTGACAAGTTACAATCTTCTGTTAGCCTGGATATTTGGGGCCTGGAAGACAGACTGAGAAAGCGATAAAGCATGAACGTTCCACTGATGGATGAAGACGCGCAGCGTCTCTACATCAACTCAATGATCTCGAACCCTGAGCTCTTCACTCAGGTGAACGCGATCCTACGTCCGACGTACTTTGACCCGCACCTTGCGAAGGGCGTCAAGTACCTGCAGGACTACTTCTACGAGAACCACGCGGTGCCTGATGCGGCGATCTACAAGGTCGCCACGAAGCTCGACACCGAGTTCACGCCGCTCCTTCCTGCTGACAAGGAGTTCGTGGCCAACCAGATCGCCGAGTTCTGCCGGTTCCAGGCCTGCATCGATGTGATCAAGAAGTCTACAGGCAAGGACGGTTACTTCGAGAAGGGCGACCTCGGCTCGATGGTCGCTGAGATGAAGAAGGCGTCTGAGATTGGCCTCGACACCGACTTCGGCATCAACTACTTTGAGAACGTCATGGAGCGCCTCGTGAACAACGAGGTTGAGGATCCTGTCATCTCAACTGGCTGGACCACGATCGATGAGGTGATTGGTGGCGGCATCGGTCTTGAGGAGCTCGTGCTCTTCCTTGCACCATCTGGTGGTGGTAAGTCGGTCTCGATGCTGAACCTCGCGTACAACCTTCTCGAGCAGGGCTACGACGGCGTCTACATCTCGTTGGAAATGCGGGACACGAAGGTCTCCAAGCGCGCTGACCAGATGATTGCACGAATCGCCAGCAACCAGATCCCAGACAACAAGGCGATCGTTGCAGACGAGATTGAGAAGTTCCACCAGAAGTCTGGTGCTGACTTCTTCATCAAGCGCATGCCAGCGGGCACAACGAACGCGAACGACATCATCGCGTACATTCGCAAACTCAAGGCAGCAGGCCACCTCAAGAAGCTGGGCTTCATCGTGGTTGACTACCTCGACATCATGGCTCCAGTCCAACGTGGGGCTGGCGAGTCGATGTTCCTGAAGGACAAGTACGTCTCCGAAGAGGTCCGTGAAATCGGCCACCTCTTCAAGTGCATCATGATCTCGGGCTCTCAGCTTGAGAAGGGCGCGACCGAGAAGATCAACGACGGTCAGAAGATGCACCAAGGTAACGTCCAAGGCGGTTCCTCAAAGACCAACACAGCCGACTTGATGATCGCAACTGTGAAGACCGATGCGATGCACGAGGCAGGTGAGTACCGCTTCGAGTTCCCGAAGGCACGTAACTCCGATGCAGGAACCAAGCAGGTCACGATGGCCTGGAACAAGGTAACCCTGAAGATCTCAGACTTGGGGACCCAGCTTGTTCTCAAGAAGAAGGCAAGCAGCCTGACCCTAACAGCAGGAAAGCCAGGAGAGAAGAAGCAGACCCTCGATGAGTTCGCAAAGAAGTTCGAGTGACCTCACTTTCTGATCGATAAATAGCCCCATCGAATAACCAAACCCAAAGGACTCCACCATGGAACCAACACGCACCATCACCCTCGACGGCATCTCGTACGACGTTACCCAGTTCTCGCAGGGTGTCCAACAGGCGGTCATGATCTACAACAAGTTTTCGGCTCAGCTGCAGGACCAGCAGCTTGAAGTCATGAAGACCCAGGCCGCCATCTCCCAGGTCGGCAACCAGATCTCTGAGGCAGTTCAGAAGGAACTCGCTGCGAAGAAGGCCGCTGCAGCACCGGCCGCAAATGACCAGGTTGAAGATGCCCAGGTCACGAACGGTGTCGACCACCACGCAGTCTAACGCCGCAGAGCATTAGTGGCTAGATAAGGGGCACTCAGTGCCCCTTTGTTGTACCTGGCTCATAAATAGGCGCATGAAACTCAAAGATCTCCACGAAGCCAGCGCTCTCGGCCGTCTCTCCAAAGAGTACGACTCAAACGATGCCATCGTCTATCTCCTCTTCCTTGGTGTCTCGGACATTGGAGATATTCGGCGTAGAGGGTTGGAAAACCCCATGGACGAAAGTGACCGCGTCATTGACGGCACCGTCTACCCTGTCTACGAGAAGTTCATTCCCTACAAGCTGCACAGCATGAAGGAGTCTGAGAAGGAAGAGCTCTACGACAAGATCCGCCAAGACGAAATCCCAGCCGAGGCTGAGGAAACCGTTGACGTGGTGATTGACGAGGACGGTGACGTTGTCGCTGTCTACACTGACTACAAGAAGCACGAGAAGTATCCGCACAAGGTTCTGACCATTGAGCTTGATGAGGGCTACTCAGCATGATCCTCGAGGATCTCAAGAAGCTTTCTGCGGTCGCTGATGCCGGCGGTGGTGAGATCCACGTGATTCCTATCACCGAGAAGATCATCAACGAAGCGGTTGACTGGGATGACGACACGGGTCATGGTGAAGCGACCATCCATTCTTGGCTGATGACTCAGGGCACCTTCAAGAAGCTTACCTTTGCTGACTCAGCTAAGGAGTTCAATGAGAAGACTGGCATGAGGAAGCGCCACTTTCAACAGCAGCTTGAACGACCAAGCGCCAAGGAAGTTTCTGAGAACCACATCAAGCAAGGCAAGGTCTTCGTAACTTTCAAGCACGCCACGCCAATTGCCGCCTTCGATAAGAAGGGCGGTGAGAAGCTCAAAAACGTCTACTTCATCGACATCGATGACTCGTGGACTGACCGGGACATTCCAGACTAACATGGGCATCGCACACCTAGAAGACCTCCCACTTGGCGAATTCATCCACGTCGTCAAGAACATCGGCTCGATGCACGCATCTGAGAAGCTCGATGGCGCCAATCTCTGGATGGGTCTAGATGACCAGGGAAAGCTCTTCACCTCGCGTCAGGGCAAGCGCAAGGGCGCCAAGAACTTCTACAGCGAGGCCGAGTACCCGTACTACGCTGCGTACAACGGCTTCCGTGCCGCTCAGGCCGCCTTCGAAGAGAAGATCGAAGATGTCAAGCGCATCATGCAGCCTGGCCAGACGGTCGAGTGCGAGGTTCTCTTCGGTCGCCAGCCAAACGCCGTCACCTACGGTGCAGACGACAAGTCCTACATCGCCTTCCTGCGTGGCGTAGACGGTACACCTGACATTGTGGCTGACCAACTCTCTACCTCCCTTGGCGGCCAGTCAGTTACAGTTCGCGTCAAGATCGTTGACACCACAGACGGTGAAGACCTCGAGCTCGTTGACACAGATGTCACGTACCAGTTCACGGGTGCGCAGCAGATCCCAACTGAGAAGCTCAAGGACGTCGACCTGAACAAGCAGATCGAGGAGCTCGAGAAGTTCCTTGAGGCGCCTGCCGGGCTTGAGTCCCATTCCGAGCTGACCAACTGGCAGCTCATCACGAACTCGCTCGGCACGATTCCAATTGACGTGCGCCCACAGGCCAAGGAGCTCAAGGCAGATGTCATGGCCCGCGTCATGACCGACTTCAAGCTGCCAATCAAGAAGGACCTCCTCCAGAACTACGTCGCGAAGATCAAGCCGCAGCTTGGCGCGGCTGACGTTACAACTGACGAGGACGTGGGCATTGAGGGCGTCGTGCTTCGGGATCCTACGAACGGCGACATGATCAAGCTGGTCGACAAGGACACCTTCACGACCATCAACACGTTCAACCACTCGATTCGAAACCAGATCTCTGGCGTCGTTCGCACGCTTGACTCGACTGCCCCACTGGAATCACGTGGTGGCATCCTCGGCAACATGAAGATCCAGATCGCTGACCTGCTGGGTGAGCCAGACCTGGCTCGTGGCGGCCCTGGCAAGAAGCTGATGGACAAGGCTCGTGGCAAGGACGCAGTTGAGACCGTCAAGAGGTTCGCTGCCAACCTGGACATCGAGGACTTCCAAGGAACGAAGCGCAAGGTGCTTGCCTTGATAGCACAGGCAGCCAAGGAAATTCACGAGCTGCTCGTGGACTTCAAGGCCCACGTTGGTGACTTCCAACTGAAGCTCAAGAACGGCAAGGTCATCGGCATCTCTCCTGAGATTCAGAAGCGCACGCTGCTGGTCTTCGCTGAAGCTCGCCGCAACGTCTCTGACCAGTTCAACAAGGTCAAGGCGTGCAAGACACCAGCGCAGCTCATCGCGGTTCTCTACGGTCACTACGCGACTGCTCTCTTCTCCGACGTCAACGACGACACTCCTTCTGAAGTTCAGGAATCCTACCTGATCCGTGAGTTTGAGGAGATGCTGACTGAGAAGAAGAACGACACGGACAAGGGTCGGTACAAGGGCAAGCAGGCCAAGACCCTGCTCGACTACTACTTCGCCACTGTCTTCATGTCCGTTCTGTTCTTCAAGGCAGACGACGCGGTTGGCATCAAGATGCTGCGTGACAAGGTCCACTACATGATGGACGCCTGGTCGCCACAGATGTCGCAGCTCAACTTCTGGGGCTACCCAATCTGGCACGCGTCTCAACCTGTGGTGAAGAAGCTGGTCGGCCCGAAGGCCACAGGTCAGATCTTCAAGATCACCCGTCAGATTCCACTGACCAAGTGGCGTTCCCTCCACAAGGACCTTTCGTTCGGCAAGGACAAGGCGTTCGACTGGACCGAGCACAAGCACGTCCTGCAGCTTCTCCAGCAGTTCGACGGGATGAAGACGGACCGCATAAATACCCTGATGGATGGTGTGTTCAAGTTCGATAAGCTCGACCATGATGAGAAGGTCAAGCTGCTGGACAAGCTGCACACCTATGTGGCAATGACCCTTCCAAGCTCACCGCTGTTCACTCGCTTCAAGATTGTCCAGAAGGCAATCAACCGTGAGGACGATGACGAGAAGGATGACGACACAGTCAAGGAAATGAGACTCTTCAATACAATCAACGCGCTGGTCGAAGATGAGACCAGCGATGCCGCGAATGCCCAAGCAGCTGGACCTCAGGTTGACATGGTGAACCTGGCGACCCGCAGCGCGGACGTAGCAGACAAGACCTCTGCTCCTACCGTGAACAAGAACCGACAGGTCGTCAAGCGTCGTCGGAACCCAGCCGTCAAGAAGGCCAAGTTCCCGAAGCCAGAGAACTCCACGGTATAACAAGGACCCACATGTCACTACTCCAAGACATCATTCAAACAACTCCCAAGGTTGAGCCGAAGGTCGAGACACCGGAACAGCCAAAGGAAAGTCTCATCCGCGAGTTCACGAGCAACCAGACCGCGCTGAAGAGCTCGGACGCTACCGACGCCGGCAAGTCAGACGTTATCGACAAGGCCCTGGCCAACTCTGACGTTCAGTTCTCACTCATGCGCAACACCATCAACTCTGATGGCGGCGTAACTGGTTCAGACGTCTCTGACTACATCGAACGCGCTGAAGACCTGAACGACGAGGTTGACACTGTTCCGTTCGGCCTGGAAACTGACGACGGCCAGATTGTCAAGGTCTACGTCAACGCTGAGCAAGCTGACGCCTTCGAGGGCGCCATGAAGAACATGCTCGGCATGGAAGACGACATCGAGGCTGCCATCAACCGCCTCACGACTGAGTTCGACATCGTCGACGTGGTATGGCCATCTGGTGGTGACGAGGGTGAGGGTGAAGAGGGTGCCGAAGAGGATCCTGATGCCGACCTGACCATCGACAACGCCGCTGACGATGACTTCTCGGATGAGTCTGATGACGACTTCGCAGACGACCAGTACGACGTGATTGCCGCAGCTGACGACAAGACAGACGACACCACGGATGATTCGTCAGACGATGGCGATGCTGACAACGACGGTGATTCCGCCGATGACGACAACGACGATGAAGAAGAGCTTGACGACAATGGCAAGCCAAAGAAGAAAAAGAAGAAGGCACAACCAGCCGAGCCGTCGGAAGACGAAACCACCAAACAAGAAAGCCTCAACATGACAATTGGCTCCTCATTCCTCCAGCGCGTTCTCAACGAGGCGCCAGCCGCTGACGTGAACCAGTTCAAGAAGTTCAAGCGCCTGGCTGATGCCTACTCGCTCGCCATTCTGAACAGCGGAGACAAGACTCCAGCGGCGGCCCTTGCAGCGGAAAAGAAGATCCGCGCCATGGACAATGGCGATGCTCTCATGAAGATCGCAAAGAAGGCGCATGACACGTACATGAACCTGGCTGGCCCAGCTCACAGCGTCGGTGGTTCCATCGATCCGACGGACATGAAGAAGGTCGACGCGATCATTCAGAAGGCCGCTGGTCTGATGGTGACAGCAAAGCCAACGAAGGTCACTGAGGATGCGGTTGATCCATCTCCAAACACCGCTCAAGACCAGGACGGCGTCAAGGACGGCTTCAACATTCCTCTCGACTCCCAGCAGCGTGCCCTGACCGGCAAGCTGAAGCTTCCTTGGGCAAAGCGCCTCATCGCCTTCCACGCGATGTGCGGTATTCCAGGTCGCTACCTGAACAACGAAGAAGCTGAGGGCTCCATCATGGGCGCAGCTGACATGCTGCGCAAGAAGGTCTCGGTTCGCCGCGCGTTCCTTGACTTCTACGATGCCTTCGCAACGGCCAAGGGCTACACGATCCCTGCATCGGAGCCAACAGTCACCGCTGAGGGCATCATGGAAGCTTCTGTCAAGAAGCGTGGTTCGTACCTGCAAAAGCTTCTCGAGTCGGTCATGATCGAACTCGGTCTTCCACCTGCTCTGGTTGCCAACACGGGCCCATCTGCAGTTGGCACTGCGATCTACCGCACGGCTGAGATGCTCGAGCAGTCCTCTGACCTTGAACGCATGATCCGCACCCTTGCAGCACGTCTTGGCATCAAGCCAACGGATGTGGGTGCTGACGTTGATGATGAGAGGGGTGGTGCTCCTGAAGAAGACGAATCGGTCACAGAAGCCAAGAACCACCTCGGTGAGCCAGAGCAGACGACCTTCGCTGGTTGGAAGCGCGCGTGCAAGCAGCTGGACCCAAAGGTCTGGTTCGAGGGTGACAAGGACATCTGTGAAGCGTTTGTCGGTCCAAACCCATACAAGCGCGGTGAGACGAAGTCCATCGGCCAGTGGGACGGTGACAAGGGCTCCATCTACAAGGACAAGGTCACTGAAGCAGTTGACCTCGGTAGCGATGACCCATACGTGACTGCTGTCTCGAACCTGATGTCGCAACTTGGTGTTCCAGACGTCGTGCTGAACTCCCGCCGCGCAGCTGTTGTTCAAGGTCTGCTTGCTCAGAAGCGCGCCGTACGCGCGTCGACTGTCATGACGGCCATCGGCAAGCTGTCGAACGTGATCACTGCCAACAAGATCCAAACGCCTTCCACCCAGCAGAACACGCAGCAAGGCCAGCAGAACAATCAACAGCAGGGTCAGGCCAATGAGGCTGCATCTCGCTGGAAGTTCCTCTCGGCTCTCAAGGACTAACGTGAAGATCTCTGAGCTTCTCGAAGCCAATCTTGACAAGCTCAAGGCGCATGCTGATGATCCGAAGAACCACCCGGTTTTCTCGGATCATGTGAGCAAGCGCGTTCAAGACATGGAGCAAGATGAAGCTTATGAGGCGGCTGAGGAAATCATTCGCCGACTTGCTAAGAAGGCGGGAGCTTCCTATGCTTCTGTGTCTTCCTACTGGCTTGGCGGTGGAATGCCAGGTGACGACTACGCACAGTACATGGAAAAGCAAGACATTCATCTTGAAGATGGCTGGGACTACAACAAGGAAAAGCTAAACAAGATGGGCATGTCAAAGCAGGACTACATGATTCTTCTGAAGGCATCCGAGTAATGTGGCTCCTCAAAGAAATCGCCAAGGACGAAGAGTCAGTTGAGAAGGCAGATCCAGCTGAGATCTCCGACGCACCTGCGCCTGTCGAGCCCGATGGCTGGTCGATCGGCCACCTGGCAAACCACGGCGTCCTGCTCGCCTGCGACGGTTTTCAGCTGAAGCTTGACGCGAAGCAGCTCGACAAGTTCTTCGACATCGCCGAGTCTGGTGACATCGGCGAGATCCGTGATCAAGCTGGCAAGATCGTTGGTGTTGAACCAACAGCCGACTCCATTATCCTGACCCGTGTTGGCGACCCAGTCTACCCGTCTGGCGTCGTGCTCGACCTTGGCACCCTCAAGGACCTTGGCATCGAGCAGGATGAACAGGAACGCCAAGATGCAGAAGACGGCGAGGACGACAACGATCCTGCTCAAGATGCGCCTGACGATCCAGCGGATGATACAATTGACAACAAGGTGGAAGAAGGCGTCCACGTTGCGTACAAGAGGTCTGGCAAGAAGATCGTCAAGGGATTCCGCGTTACCTCTGGCTACCGCAAGGGCCGAGTTGTCACAAACCTCAAGACTGCCTACAAGCCAAAGCCGCCTGCTGCAACTCGCATGAAGCTGAGTCGCGCAGCAAAGCGCCACAAGGTCGTCCGCGTGCTGAAGTCTAAGCGCACTCGTCGAATGTCAATCAGCAAGCGCCTCAAGCGCATGAACCAAGGACGATAATGAAGGTCGCAGAACTCTTTGAAGACGATGACACTGCCGAGCTGAAGGATCTCTCAGGTCACCCTTACAGTGGCCGAGCATGGGTTCGTGGGGACGATGCAGAGAAAGCGCTCGCCGCAGTTGAAGAGGGTGGTGAAGGAGACGTGATTCTCTGGCACGACTGGCTCCAAGGCAATGCGTACGAACTGCACCTGATCTCAAAGAACAAGGAAGGCATCACGAAGAACCTGGACGCGATCAAGAAAGTCGCGCCTACAGCGCAGCTCCATATCGCGCACACTCCAGGCCGAAATGAAGTCAAGCACAGTGACTGGAAAGATCACACCTAAACCCACATGAAGTTTCCATACCCAGATCTCAGCACAGAGACATACAACAACCAGAGGTGGTACGTTACGCCGACTGGTGCCTATCCATCGATAACCACGATCTTAGGCACCACCGCCCCTCCTGAAAAGGTTGCCTCGCTGCAGAACTGGCGCACGTCCCTTGGAGCTGCCAAGGCTGATGAGGTCTCCAAGAAAGCTACAGACCATGGCACAAACGTCCACCTTTTGGCAGAACGGTATCTCAAGGGTGAGGAAGTTCTGGCTCCTATCAATGGAAAGCCAGTGCCTCACCTCGACATTGCTGCCTTCAATGCTCTTCGCCTGAAGCTTGACAAGATCGAAGAAGTCTGGGGGCAAGAGGTCGCGCTCTACTCCAGCACGATCGAAGTAGCTGGTCGCTGTGACCTGATCGGCAAGTACAAGGGTCGACCTGTGATTGTCGACTTCAAGACCGCTTCCCGTGTCAAGGGCAAGAAGGACATCGAGGACTACAACCTACAGCTTGCCTTCTACGCCATTGCCCACAACGAGATGTTCGGGACGGACATCCAGCACGGCGTTATCCTCATGGTCTCTGACCTGGGCTTCCCTCAGGAATTCAACGTCAACCTCCTGGATCACTACGAAGAGCTTGGAAAACGAGTCGATTCCTTCTGGTCCAAAGCGATAAATAGTGTTGCATAATCTCTCGGAGAAGAAATGACAACACAGACCACTGATGAGGACTACGGCGACGTCGTTGCTCTGCCAGCCATCGCCCTTGACACCACTGGTGCCACCTCTGACGCAGCTGTCGAAGTTGCACCAGACCCAGCCGTCTCGACCTCGGTCATGGCGGAAATCAGCAACACCTCCTACGGTGGCTCAGATGACCTGGCGATGTTCGACATCGTCTTCACCGTCAGCTGCTACGGACAAGGTGACAGCAAGACCTTCAAGGTCGTGAAGCGCATCTCCGTTTCCAAGTCGAAGCTACTTGCCGACGCGACTGGAGCCACCTCCCAAACGGTCGAATCTCAAGAAGATGAGACACCGGAACCAACCGTTGAGACTGGCAAGCCACGCTACAATCTCGAACGCCTCAAGGCCCTCTCCGGTCTCAAGTAAGGAATCCCATGGCCAAGATCATTATCATCGCCCCATCTGACGCAGACGTTGACGACGCAGTCAAGCTCCTCAAGAACGCAGGCAACGACGTTGACGTCGAATCCCCTGACGGCAAGGCGCTTCTCCACATTCTCCTCGGCCTCATGAGCCCGTCCGCCTACGGCTTCGGCGCCGCCTACACCATCGGTCAAGTGAACCCAGGTTCCGACGATGACGACAGCGGTGACGATGATGACAAGGGCGGCAAGAAGGACAAGGGTGACGATGACACTCCTGCTCCAAAGGACGATGACAAGGGCAGTAAGGACGATGACACGTCTACTGACGACAGCGGCTCGGATGCGGGTGGCGGTGACGACTTCAACTTCGAAGCTCTGACCCTCGCTACCACCGTTGACGGTGAGCGCATCCTTGCCGAGCGCGTCAAGTCCCCAACCTCTACGCTGCTCGTTCAAGAGCTCAAGACAGGTTCCAAGACCACGTATCAACTGAATGAGAGCATCTTCTCATTCTACCCGACAGATGCCTCGAAGCTCGTTCAGCGCATTGACCTGAAGATCGAAGGCAAGCCAGGTCAGTCTCACGAGATCGCTATCGCGAAGTCAGAAGACGGCAAGGCCAAGATCCTGGTGGGTGACGACCTCGCAGACCTCTACAAGTGAAGATCAGCACAGGTCCTAAGATTCCACTTGACGGTGAAACAGGTGACCGTTGGTTGGACAAAGACTGGAAAGATGGTCCAGTCTGGAGGATCTGTGATCGCTGGTCCCCGGGTTCGCGGGTTTGGTCAATCGAAAAGAAGTCCCTAAAGAAACATACGCATAATGACAAAAAGCCATAGCCCGTTCCATGTAGTTGAGGACTTTCTGTCCCCTGCATTCTGCGAGCACGTGATCAAAGAGTACGGCATCGCCGTTCCATCTCTCGATGACAAGGAAAAGCCCATCAAGAATGAGCGCTTCACTGACATTGAGATCCTTGCCACTGTGCAGGACGGCCTGTACGAGCACCTCGCTGACATTCAAGGTCGGTACAAGGGGCTCGCCAAGGAGATGGGTGACAAGACACCAATCTTCCGGCAGTACTTTGAGAATCCCAAGGACGCAGCTGAACCGCACGGCTGCGAGGCCTTCACCTACTTCCGAAAGAAGTGGATCCAGAGCAAGGACGTTCACCTCGTTGGGTACATCTGGCTCAAGGACTACGGCAACGGTGTTCCACTTGACCCACGCTTTGAGGTCTACGGTGGCAAGCTCGAGTTTCCTGGCTACGACTTCTCCCTGATCCCACAGCGCGGCACCCTCGTGCTGTTCCCTGCGGATCCACACTTCATCACCGCCATCTCACCA